ACTCCACATACATGATCCTCCTCATCTGATATAGCTAGTCTCACATTCTCGAAAGGCAAGTGATTTACTTGCACAATGCGAGTGTGATCCATGCTGTAGATGAGTTCCCAATAGACTCCACCTTGTAACTTTAAGTCTAATGCAGATGAGCCCAATATATTATCTAGCTCAAGCTTTGCTATGTTCACCTGGCTAGCTGGATTCTCACTCTTGAAACCTTTACCAGCTATCATGAATGAGATACTATTGACTAAGCTGCCATGTACCGGAGAAGATTGATACAAATCTATAAGGTAATTTGGCATAGAGTTAGCGTCTCCCCATTCAACCCACCCCTTTGTAGTCTCTTTCTCTACTTCCTCTACTTTGATGTACTTAGCTAAAGCTATATTTGTCAATTTATCATCCATTGTATATATAGTCTGATGGTGTAGTAAATGATGGAGTCTGATAGTAGGTCACTCCCGTTGTAGCTTCCATGAAACCTTCCTCTACCAGTCCCAAAGATAATGATGGGTCTAAATTACTCCCACTGTTTTGTGCATAAATATTGTAACAATATCTGCCTGGATCTACAAGCAAGATACCCCCATTCAAAGGGTCATTGACATTAGTGTCAAATTGCAAGTGAGTTACTCTGTTGTTCTCACTTAGTACTGTTGGAATGAAAAAATACTCCTTACCAGTGTTCTCATGTACCAGCTTCACTAGGTAGTGAGTATAAGTAGCAGCCAAGATCAGCTCCCCCTCTTTTAGAGAGAGGTAAGCTGTCTGCGCGGCTGTATTAGTTTGTACATAGAACATGCTATCTCTTAGAGAGTAGGTGAGTCTATTGTACCATCAAAGTCATTCACGATAGAGTCAGCTAAGCGATATGCTTTGTGTATCTCCTCAGCAGTGAATGTAATTTTGTAACCATTGAAATCAATCTTAGTAGTACCAGTCTCAGTAGACTCAGTAGCTACCTCTGCACCATCCTTGTAACCCATTAGCCAATAGTTGTCATTGTTGTCTTGTACAATGATCACATGACGGCCTCTGCTGAAAGTGTCAAGCTGTAATCTGCGAGCTGCAGAAAGCTTAGTGAACTGAGCAGTTAAGGTCTGAGTGTAGAAAATAGTGTTATTCTCTTTTGATACAGTGGCTGCCTCCACAAAGTTTCCAGTGTGAGGCTTCATGTTGTAAGTCTCCCAAGTAGCTGCTGGGAGTGCAGTGATTTGTTCTGTTGTGGGATCTATTGTAGCTGCATTGCTTATTGTAGCGTATGGACCAATCCAAAAGGATTTGATACCACCCACATAATTTTTACAGTCCACAAGGAATCCCCCGGTAGCTAGACATGACATGGCTTAAGTGTATTAAATTTTTTATTCATTTTTATATTCTATAAAAAAGGCGGAGCCAAATACCCCGCCCCTTTTTATGTTAGATGTTTTAGTCTTAGAATGCTACAGCTACATCACCAGCGAAACCTACTTGAGTACCAAAGCGGTATCTCATAGCCATTCTCACATTGTCAGATGCATCAGTCAAGCTCATGTCTACTACCTTCACCTCATTCAAGTCAGATACTAAGTCAGTACCTACGAATAAGTTCTCAGGCTGAGCGAACAATAAGCAGTCATTTGAGAAACCTGGACATACATAGATTTCATAACCATATACTTGCTTCATGATAGCGTTGTCAGCAGGCTGAAGTGGACCTCCAGTACCAGCAGCCATACAAGCTTGTAAGTACATTTGGAAAGTCTTTCTGCTCATGTAACACTTAGTGTTAGGTGATCCCATGATAGATGCAGGGATAACAGCTACTGTATTATCAATGTTAGTCATGATATTACCAGCACTCAAAGCAGCAGTGATGTTATAGTCAGGAGTTCCAGACTTAGCGTCAGAGATTTGCTTCAACAAACCATTGAAAGCAGTGTATCCACTAGCTCCACCTACTGATCCCGAAAAATTACCTACCCACAAGTTGAACTCAATCTGCTCAGAGATTTTGCCAGCTAAGTAAGTCAATAAGAAGTCAGCGAAGTTAGCAGGGATAACATCATTGATGAAACCACGACCAGTCTGCATAGCTTCCCAGTCTTGAGCAAATTGCTCTTTACATACTTCGATGTTAGTCTTCAAATCAGTTACAGTCAATACAGCCTCAGCCAATGTCAATGAAGATGATCCTACACTGAAATCACAACCGAAAGGTGATGAAGATTGTACCAAGTTAGCAGAAGATAATTTCTTCAATACTGCCTTGAATTTTACATTTTCTTTGACTGTTACATAGCGATTAGCGATGGTATCTCCAGTCAAAAGAGCAGCATGCAAATACGGTAAGGCTAATTCACCTGCGTATGTGCTGCTAGAGATTGTTAATGTACTTGCCATTTTTTTCTATTTATTAAATTATTTGTTTGCGATAATTGCCTTGATGCGATCTGCAGCACTCTTGTACTCGATCATTGGCTTGATTTCTTTCTTAACTGCTGTCTGCTTAACAGATACAGCTGCTGCTTGATTTGATAATGCAGAGTAGGCAGCTTTCACTGTGTCAAGCTCTTTAGCTACCTCAGACATCTCAATCTCTTTGCTAGAAAGTATCTTTTGAAATTCGGCCTTTAGTTCGGTGATTTGTTCGGTGATTGCAGTTAATGCATCATCTACATATTGCTTTGTCAATACCTCAGCTTGTTCTGCTTGTTCAGCCTCTACTGTCACCTCTACTTCTACTTCATCCTCTTTGGGAGTAATAGCCGATACCTTGCCCTCAAGTACTGAAAGCACAGTGCCATCGGCCACAATATAGTCACCGTCAGCAACAGCCACAGGATTGCCATCAGCATCCTTAGTGTAAATTTCAACCCCAAGATCCCAGCTCTCAGCCGGTGTGAATACGATAGTGCCATCTTCTAGTGCTGTTTCTACCATGAACTTTAGAGCCTCTGCAGTCTCCTCTTTTGTTACCTCAGCAGACTCATCTACTGAGAGCTTTATGTTATGTGCTGAAAGCTTCTCTTGAGCTTTAGCAATAATCTGATAAATGCGGTCTTTTACTTCCATGTGTCTTAGTATAAATGTCTATTTCCTTTTTTCAAATATTCTTTCTATGACTGACAAGCCTAGTCCTCCCCCTGCTATCAAGCACAGTGCATCATACATGAACTCTGGACAGATCTTGTCCTCATCAGCAGTTGTTGCAATAAATGCAAGCACTATGACAGTGGCAGTACAGATAAGAGCTGCAAATCTCTTGGAGCTCATATCATCGTTGGCACTTATGAGCTTTTTCATTAGCTCTCTCATGGATGCTCCAAGATGTTCAGTTCCTCTACCATCTGATCTAGTATCTTCTCTACCTCGTACTCATCCATCATCTTTTCCTCATTCTCTAAGAAGTAGCCCTCTAGTGACCATCCTTTAAAGACTCCATTCTTGACATCCTGCCATAACCCATCATCATCCACATGACCTCCAATATACCATGTGCCTATGGGTGTAGTGAAACCCAATGCAGCTGACTTGTCTTTCTCTGCATCTGCTTGTATCCATGTCTCTACTATGTTCACTCCTTGTACCGGGATAGCATGCTCTACATTGGTGTATTGGTGCATGCTGTTTCTCATGTACTTCTGAGCAATGGCCTTGATAGTCTCTGCTTTATAGGTAGCCATCCACTCCTCCTTAGTCTTGTCATTGTAGCGGTAGATAAGTTGGTCAGGTATCATGACTGGACCATACAGCATCCTCTGCTCTCCACTCTCCACAGCTGCGAACTTTAGCTCCTCTACCTTCTCTTGAGCAGATAGTGCTATCCAGTTCACCAGGATGGCAGGATTCTCTACAAGTGACATGCAATAGACTCCAGTCTTTTGATCATCATCATTGATAACATACTCAATGATCTTCATTTTCTTTTTATCTTTTTCCATAGTATTAACCTCCTCCTAGTATAGATGCAGTATTCTTTATTTTAAATTCAGCCTGCTGTGCATTGCTCACTTGACCAGCTAGTACATAAGTCTGTAAGGGTGCAGTATTGACATTGCCTTGTAAGAAAGAAAGATTGAGAGCACTGGGTGATTGAGCTGAGGGTGCAGACATAGCTCCTCCACCACCACCCCCACCTACTGTTGTTGTAGGCTGTACTCCTGCATCGGGTGCATTGAATTGTGTCTTAGCTATCTTGGCTATATTGGCAGCTCCTGCTGCCCCAATGCTGACAGCATTTGCTATCTTGAGAGCTGTACCAAATGGCTCAGGAATAGTAGTGACTGCACTCAGTGCATTTTGTACCCCTTGAATAGTTGCGATTGTAGTCTGAGCGATGGATAGACCTTTGCCTATCTTGAAACCTTTCTCTGCGCTTATCAATCCACTTTCTGTGAGTGCATTGTTCAAGTTCATCATGGCATCAGTTGCGGCCGATGCTAGCTCATACTTCGCATACCATGCAGCAGCCCAAATCTCTTTTCTTTCATTTGCTGCTTTCCTTTCTGCTATTGTTCTCTTTTCCTCCTCTGATATTGTTACTTGTGTAAGAGAAGTCTGTAGCTGTACTTGATTTTCATGGCTGGTGATCAGTGCAATATCCTTGCTATTGATTCTTTCTAGCTCATCTCTTTTGACTTCTCTAATTAGCTTCTTATCTTCCTCTGCATATTGCTTATCTAGCTTGCTTCTTCTATCTCTGAATACCATGCTAAGCTTATGCACATCTTCCTCACTTGCACCTAGCTCACCTAGTTGTCTGAGTTGCCTATTGTATTCATCTTCTAGCATCTTATAGGCTTTCTGTCTTTCAGTCAGTCCTATAAGATTATACTGTGCATCTAATTCTTGTCGCTTTTGAGTAAGCTGATTCAGTCTTTCCTGAGTCAGCTTTTCCATCTCTATCCTTATCTCATTATATTTTGTCTGAGATTCTTTCTCTTTTGCTTGGAACTCATCTGATAGCTTGATTCTTTTATCATGTGAGTCCTTTGCCACCATCAATATAGCCCAATGATATGCCTGCTCTCTTTTAAGTTCTTCCATGCGAATAGAATAAATCTTATCCGCTGATCCTTGTGCTTGTACTATCCTTAACTCATTTTCTTTTTTATACGCTGCTAAATCTTTTTGTCTCTGTTCCTCTAATTTTTTTGCAGCCTCCTCTTGTTTAGCAGTAAAATATTCAAAGGCTGCAACAGCTCCAGCTATAGCTCCAGCAATTAAAAAAATAGGATTGGTGAGCAATGCTCTTCCTAGACTAGCTAGTCCACTACCCATACTAGCCAAGCCATCTTTGAATGATTTGAAATCTACAGACTTGACATTGGATGCCATGCGTGTCATAGATTGACCAAATCCCTCCAGGTCAAGTTCCATAATTTGACCTCTAGCTATGCTAAGGTTATTTCCAAAGCTTGCTATAGCTGGACCAGCATTGGCATTGACTGCCTCTTTCACATCTTTCATCCTATCCCTCAGCTCTCCAGCTTTCTGAGATAGTTTCACGAACTCTTGAGAGCCAGCATCTAGACCAGCCATCTGATCTTGTACCGCCCTTAATTCTGTTTTTATGCCTCTAAGGCCACTTAATATCTCATCAGCCATATTGCTCCGCTTACTATTGTACTTATTAGTATAAACACTATTGAGTAATTGATGATCTTAGTGATGTACTTGCTCATCTTATTCTTATACTTACCTTTCGCGATAGCACCTACCTCAGATTCCGTTGGTAGTTTCTGTTGTAGTAGTGCTAGTGCCTCTGCTATTTGTGCAGGATCTATCTTGTCTATTGTCATTCTGTGCCTATTTGCGTGACTCTTACTTGTGCTGTAAAATGAAACTGGTCTGATGGATATGGTCCACTCAATTTCTTTAGCTCTAAGTCAATGATATTACTATTGACTGCATTTGTAGTCCATCCTAATTCAAAGGGACCAGTACCTGGATCTACATCAATAATGAGATTACATGGATTATCACCAGTAGCTGTGCCTCCTATGTTGGTAAGAATAGCATAAGTACTCATTGAGTATGTTCTAAATGGCTGTAAATCTACCCCTACAACAGTGAATGAACTAACTGTCAATATCACCTCAGCTGAATATACTGAATTTTCAAGAGTCAAGAATGAGCCTACTACAGTAGTCATAGCTGCTGATGTGAATACATCCTTAGCCTGCCATACCATTTGACCACTCGCTGATCTATTGACTAGCACTCCATCATTACCTCCACCATACCATATACCCCTATTCTGCACAAGCAAGTCCTCTCCACCTACTATACTATTCTTTGCAGCTCCAGTGACAGTCAAGCTTTTGCCTATTACGATAGTTCCGGTAGCTGATGGGTCTTTCTTTCCACCAACATTTGTGAACTGATTGAGAAAGCTAGAGGTCACTCCTAAAGATGGGGATATAATAGGATCTTTGATGCCTCCCTGATTCTGACTTTTGTAACACATATTGAGTACATTATCCCAATAGTAACCTATCTGCTCACAGCATATTTGACTACCTCCATTGAGCCACTGCACTGAGCCATCTTTCTCAATAGCTATGGCAGTGTCTACACATAGATTAGGCAAGTCTACTGCACTCAGCTTCTTGATTAAAGTGACTGATGTGCTTTGATTCATACCCATGTTGTACCCATCCACTGACAATACTCTCCAGTAGCTGTTGAATAAGAATACACTGTCATTAAAATTCAAGTTGAGTATATCAGCTACTGACAAATTAAATTGAGCAGTTAGTACTTTACTTTCTGCACTATACAGCTCTTGCAGATAATTGTTGTAATACTTGAAATACATTGTATTGACTGGAGCTGATGTGATAGGATGAAGAGGTATCTCCTGAGCAAAGTTCAAGTCATTAGTTGCGAGGTCAACATACACATGATCATAGTGACCAATAAAGGGCACATACAATAAAGATCCATAAATGCTAGTACTTCCACCAATAGGTCTAAGTCCTAAAGTATCTAGAGGGTCAAAAGAAAAGTAGAATAATCTAGCATCAGGATAAACCCACTTGTACTCATCATCTACGAACTTAGGAAAGTAAAAATCTATATTACTCGCGTTGGGAAACATCTGATTAGGAGTAGTGCTTGCTATTACTTCTACTTTATTTTCTCCCACTGTGAAATCACTAGCAGTATCATACAAGTCAAGTGATCCAAATACTCTACCGACTGACTTATATGCCTGACTTGCTACATCTGCACCCTCGCTAAATGTGAATTTTTGATGCCTTGTCTGATATTCAGATGATGGCAATACAGTCATCTCAGCAGTCTCATCTATTTTGTAGGTCCAGTCTACTGTACCACCCCCTGCTAAGTACTCATTCATGGTGATGATATCAATCACTCCATAGTTGCTATAGTTAGGAATAGCTACTGCATTGGTCAGTTTCATGATATCGCGTATGAAATCAAGTAGCTGATAATTTTCAGGAGCCATATTGACAAAACTGATAGCATTGGATAAGGTTAGATTGTACTTCTGCAATGTCCAATTATTGACTTGAGCAATAATGTCTATTGTCCCTCCTGCTGTTGGATCACCCACAGATGCGAATGCTACCTCTACATAGTCTCCTGCATTAAAGAATACAGCAGTATCCTCATTGGCTGCAGCATTATTGATGAACACTGGTACTACTATCTCATTGCTCGTAATGACTGGAGCTTGTGCTGTGTAGCTTGCTATATCCACATTGATAAAGGGAGCCTCAAATTGTGCATATACAGTACCTCCTGATATTGAGTTAAAGGCTGAATAAAAGTCTGTACCATTCACTAAGAAACCTGGCACAATAGGAAAGGCAGGACTAGTAGGTGTACCAGCTACATCACCCCTGATAGTGCCAGTGATCTTGAACTGATAGTACCCATCATCCGGTATGACATAACGGTTATTCAGTGTATCAAAATTGCTGCCTATATCTATGACATCATTGAAAGCTATTCCAGTGATGGCTGTGTATAGATTGCCAGTAAGTACTGAAAAAGATAAAGTATCATCAGTGTAGTTAGTTCCTCTCCACTCAATAGCTGCTGCATTGTCATCATATTTCAGAGTACCATCCTTGCCTATAAATGGCATGCACATCTTGTCCAGCTCTGCTTGTACATCTGTGCTTAGTGCTATTTTTCTTTTATTATCATTAGCTAGGTATTCATTGATTCTATCAATGAGATAAGTTCCTTTCAGACATGGAGTGAGGTCAGTGACATCTATCCTATTAGCATTGCTCATAGCTGTATAGGAGGCATTGACGAAAGTGCCTACATAGTTAGATGGAAAAGTCAAGAATTGCTGACCTCTATCTATCAATGTCCACATGAGCTTATGATCACTGTAGTCATTCCCTCCAACAATACCACCATCATTGACTAGCCATACATTGTCATAGGACATCTGATGTTGTGCGTCTGAATAATCTAGCACAGTGAAATCAAGGTCTTTCAGATTAGTCCCAAGATCTACTGAGTCACCAAAAAAGACTATTGAAAAATCAGACATCTTGCCATTCTTGATGTATGATTTCCTAAACTGCACAAAACCTTCTGCCACTGGTATAGTGTCTACAGTAAGCACTGCCTTAAATTTCCTCCTGATATCATTAGTAGTTCCATTGATTCCGATAAAATTGAAATCACTCTGCAGACCAAATACAGAACAGTTGTTTTGAGTAGCTGGTATACGGAACTCTTGACTATAGACATCACCAGCCTCTAGCGTTGTGATGCTGTTAAAGTTGAAGTTCATTGATATAGTATCTTGACCATATAAGTCAAGTACAGTAGGCACTCCAGCTTTGGAGGTCACTGTCAAAATCACATCATTCATGTGCCAGTATTATAGTTTATTGCTTGATAGTCTTGTGCATACTTGAGCTTTAATGTCAGATTGTACTTAGTACTATTGCGTTCCCTTCTCATTATATAGCTATTATCAGTCACTATCATTGGGATGTAGTCACCTCTACCATCATAGTTGACTATATGTACTACATCTGCTACCATCAAGCTCTCAAGATATACAAACTCCTCCTCTGTGATCCAGTCACTTGTCACTGTCAAGTACTTAGTCACCATGTTCTCTCTGCTCACATATTGCCTATTGTCTGACCAGTCTGTAGTCAGCATGCCTGGAGTCTCTATCCCCTCCCCAAGTCTGCCATAGTTTCCAAAGGGCTTTTTATATTCTGTCCTGGCAATGTCTATGCTGTTCTGATTAGTCTTGATGAAGTTATAGTAGTTCCATCCTCCCTTCTTTCCTATCCACCCCAAAGGTACCGGTGTGTGCTTACAGTCAATGTCCTCCAAAACAAATAGCCATTTCTTACTGCATGCCCCATTGGTGATAGCATCTTTTATTTGTAGTGTGTAGAATGCAGTAGTAGCTGGTATACCTCCAGTTCTCAAGTATGTCATATTCCCAGCGAATGCCGGAACAAGTGCCACAGCTCCAGGACTAACTGTGATAGTGAAAGATGTAGTATCTGTGATCAATAGCAAACCTGCATCTGTGTAGAATTTTAACTCTACATACTTGTTATTTATGTCCTGCTCAGAGCTGAATGTACCATCATCTGCATTGATGCAAAAGCTACCCATATTGTTAGGCAATGATGGTACAAATGTCACTCCTGATCTGAATGATGGAGGTACCTTTGATGCTAGTCTCTGATAGTATGTATTAGATGTGATATCATTAAAACCACTGCCTAAACTTACTACACTATTGTTTTCATTAAAACTGAATGCATTGTCCCAGCCCCAAAATGCCATGAGGTCTAATTGTTGCGAGCCAATAGCATCTGGATCTTGAGTAAATACTCCACCTACCTCCCATCCTTCAAATACTACCACTGATAATCTACAGTTGATATTTTCAATATCTGCAATCAATTCAGATGATGGACTGTTAGCTTTTGTATTGTGAATCCAGGGATAGTTCAGAGATGTGTTTATCAGACCTCTGTAAAAAACAGAGTCAATGATATGAGGTCTGAGATTGATGATGCCCCTTCCGTATGGATTAGGATGCACATAGAGTGTACTGCTATTGCTACTACCATACATATCACTGACTGATATACTTACTATATATCTGAAACCAGGCTGAGTGTACTCAGTGCTCAGTGCTGTGACTATATTATCTATACCACCCTTACTGACATTATTATATGTAGTGATTGTCTGTGTTGTTCTTTCTAATGTAAGTGCCATTGCTTATGCTTTTTTAACCAGTCTGAAAGTATTGAGTAGCTCTACTTCAATATCCTTTCCTACACTATTAAGTATATCAGGACCCATTGCTTTGAGTGTATCTAAGTAGGCATATTCAAAATAGTGCAAGCCTACCCTACCTCTCTCTTGTATTGCTTTTGCTATTGCGTATGCTATCCCCTCTCTCTTGCTCTTTGATGGCTTGCTTATGAACTTACCATTCTCATCTCTGAACTTGATGTTCTTTCTCTCCATCCACTTGAATATCATTTTTGAGGGAGGCATCTTTGCAGTTGTCGCATTCTTTGATGGCATGTAGTATGGATCATCAGTAGGCATTCCCTTTGTACCTTTCTGTCCATGTTCTATAGCCATTGCATACTGCTTAGCTGGACCCACCACAAAGAATGAGAGAGTCATGTCCTTATTGACTTTCCCCCTCAGTCCATCCTTGAGCTTACCACTGGCTACAAAGTTCTTTGAGATAGTCTTGCTCACCTTGAATTTTGATACCTTTTGAGTGGCACCAATATTCCTTTGAGCTTCTTGTACTACCTCAGTGACGAACTCTTGCAGCAGTGCTTTGAGATTATTCAGCTCCACAGAAAAGTGTGTATGCAGTGTTAGGGTCAGCAATGAGTAAAGCTATAAAGGCATCTAGACCTTTCTCTGCTAATGCTGTAGTAAATTCTACATTGGAGTCCTCCCATGCAAAGCAGATAGTACCCCATTGTCCATCTGTTGGTATGCTGATCTGAGTGATACCAGGCTCTCTCTGTTCTAGTGTATAGTTCATTATATTGTGATTTTTAGACCTATACCACTACAAGCCGCAGCTGTAGCAGTTCCGGTATTTTTATATTCTAAGGTGTAACCATCTCCAGCTGCATAGGTAGCACTATTGCTTAAATCTGAATAGACTCCACTGACAGTGCCAGCTGATACAGTTATAGTCACTGCAGTGGCTGCTCCATTTTTGAATAGTGTCACTTGCAATGATGAATTGGTTGGCATGGTAGCTCCAGTTCTGATGTACATGCGATTGATAGTACAAGCTTCAGGCACTGGGATTCTGACTTGTGGCTCAGCAGTTGTGCCTGGTAGTACTCCATATCTTGTCAGACCAGCACCCAAACCACTTGCACTACCCGGTACTAGTTGTATTGAACTGCTAGTACTTGAGCCTGCATACACTGGTATATTCAAAGCACCAGTAGTGGGATTGAAAGTTGCAGCTCCACTCGTTCCACTTGTCGTGAGAGATACTGCAGTCTGTTTATTGTTGAATGTATTCCAGTCTCCACTGCTCAGATATCCACTACTCGCTACTCCTGCTGCATTGATACCAATAGATCCACTAGTAGTAATGGTACCACCAGTCAAAGGTGATACTGCTGTGATAGATGTGACTGTACCTCCACCACCACCTCCTCCCATTGTTTTCCATGTACCATCAGCTGCAGCATAGTCAGTATTGGCTGCAGGTGCATTAGTTGTATATACTAGCTTCTTTGCCATTAGTTAGTGATTGAAAATGATAGACCATTAAATATACCACCAGTAGCAGTAGCATTGTTGACCCTTCTTATTGATAACTTATCCCCCGCTACAAAACTAACGGGGTTGCTTGTATTGGAATAAGGTGTGGTGGTCGGGGCAGAGTTAGATGCTATTGTAATGACAAGAAGGGTATCTACAGCATTCTTTCTTACTGTTATGACTTGAGTTCCACTAGCTGGCTGATTGGTGCTGTAATGCATTAAATACATATTACTCAATGTCATTGCATGTGGAATGATAACGGTAGATATACTTTCATTACTACCAGCAGTCACTCCAGTTGCTATCCATGTAGTAGCAGATCCTGCAATAGCTGTACCCACATTAAAAGTAAATAACTGATTTGATAGCTTACCATTCAATGCAGTCTGTGTGGCTGTGCTTATTGGCTTGCTTGCATCTGATGTATTATCAATATTGCCCAACCCTACAGCTGTCTTATCTAGTGTCTGCCAGCTCTTATCACCCCTCCAATACTGACTAGTAGTACCAGCTGTGATAGTTGGCTCTTTGGTAGTATGAAGGTGATCTAGTGCATCATCTACATTGGTACCAGTGACTTGACTGTCATTTGTTACCTCTGAGGCATGGACATGCTGATGTTGCCACTTAGCTGCACTGGCTTTGTATATCCACACTTCATTATCTGATGGAGTGCCTGATTGAAAGTCTACTCCATGCACTCTGTGTACTGTTGGATTAGGATAGGTACCAGTGAGATCACCTCCTGCTGGACCACTGATAGGTCCTCCTCCACCTGGTAGAACATACCATCCCTTTGTACCAGTTGCATCTGTACCATAGTAGTAGTCATTGCCAGGTGTGTCCACATCATTATCTAATGTGACAGATGTACCGGATAGATTAAGACTATCATCAAAGGTCAGCACTCCACCACCTTGTCCTCCACTCGTAGGAATGTTCAAGTTAAAGTCTACCGGAACTGAGCAAAAGTCAAAGGTGTAGTCTAGCTCAATAGTGACAGTACCCTCTACTCCAGTCAAGTTGTTAGTGAATGAATTAAGAAAGGGAGTGATAGTGATAGGCTTTTGTAGGAGTGCATTGTCACCAAACAAAGTATTGTTTTCGATAGTGGCAAGCAAGTCCTCAAAGAGCTGTGAGCAGTCACTGATGATCTCTTTCTCATTCTCGGGCTTATCATCTTTGTCTCTGACTAGATCAGCAAAGAGAATGTCAAAGGACATACCTCTCTGACCTTCATCATAGTTGGTAGATGATGGAGCTACATGCATCCATGGATAGGTACATGACTTGCCGATGTCTCCCTCTTGGATCGTGCCATAAGTGAAACGATTGATTAAAGGGTGAGCAGTGGCAAAGTCCTCAAATCTTTTTATGATGACATTATAGGTAGTGGTACTTGTACTCATATCTATTAGTATATTAAAGGGTCAAAGGGTGCATGACATTATTGTAGCTTTTCATGTAGCTGATGTGAGCGAAGATTTGAGCAGCTGGTAGGTCAGTGATCATATTGAACTTAGTGATGTCTCTATCTGTTAGCTCCTCAATGATGTGCCACCATCCGTACTGAGATGTGAGGCTAACTCCTGCTCTATCAGAGTCAGGCTCTCCTCCATCTGCTGAATCATCTGTTGGTCTAATAATTTGAGGGAACTGCTCAGCAAATCTTCCCTGAGCAGACAAAAAAAAACCATTGCACCATTGACATAGGCCATGTCTACCTCTCTAAATAAGTCAGCATTCTTGATGTGCACAGCACTGTCATATTTCTCTATCTCATAGTTATGCATGAACTCACTCACCACTGGTCTATACAATATACTCATGATCTTGGGTAAGTTGTTAGTGAAGTCAGACCTCACTAGCTCATTGAGGTCAAGATACTCACCAAAGCTCATAGCCTCTAAGTTGGGATGAAAGCCCATAGTCTTGCCACCCATCTTGATGTACTTCTGCAGCTTATTATCATTGTAGCCCTTGCAATCCTCAATGAACTTATTGATCAAGGGTGCAATGTCATCCATTGACTTCTCTCTCAGCTCATCCTTTGTGTAACCAGTCACCACTTGAGCTTGCAGGAATACATTCTCCCCGGCATTCTTGAAGTCTATGTACTTGCCCAGTGTAATCATATCAAAGAGTCTATTGTGATATTGATACCATTGCCTCCTACCTCAAGCTCAGACTTCTCTACATATCCTCTTTTCTTGCCTTTAGTCTTGAGATAGAATATACATGCAGTTGGATTAGGTCCATCCTGGACTGTCAGTACTTCACCCTTAGCTGTTGCCACCTCGTGCTTTGCTCCATTGATCAGTTCCATGAGCTTGCTCTCAGCAAAGTCAATGCATGACTCTTGAATGGCATCTACTTGAGCAGCATAGTCTTGATCATTATTGTACCAGTCATAGTGAGTGGTCCTATTGATATCAGCTTTCTGACAAGCTGTTGACACAATGCCCATACTCTGCTGCAAGCATTTGAGCATGATCTCTTTTTTATTGTTGGTTTTGTTGGCCTTATCCATATTTTTCAATATAACATTTTTGACAGTGAGGCTTAGAATTTCTAGTTATAGATATGTTAGCCTCATCCACATAATAGTAGATATGCCTACCACAAAAAGACTCAGTACATTTACTGCACTGGTATATCTCTTTCTTGGGTACTTCACATCCACACTTAGTCATTCAATTTATTCTTAAAGTGGTTAATCAATCTTTCCATCTGATGATCATAGTACTTTGTAAAGGTAAGGAAACCCTCTTTATCTTGCTCAAAGAGTTTATAGAGTATATTCCTAAGTCTCTGACCATTGCTTTTCTTTTCTAGCTCAAAATCAGCTTTCAGATCCTCCATCACTTCCAGCTCTTGCTGCATGAAACTTTCCTCTTTGATAGCTACATAGACAAAGCTGTTTTGTAAAGCAAAAAGCTGACCAGCAGTTTGGGGTGACATCTCTTGACTACCTAACACAATAGCAGTTGTCTTGTCTTTTCTTGACTTAATTGACTCAATTTGTCCTGGTATCAGTATCATGTTATCTATTAGTATATCAATTTACTTAATTACTAGATAAGTAGTAGTTAAAACTTAATCTAGAGCATAGATCCTGAGCTAAGAGAGCATGAGAATATCCTACTGACTTGACATCAGTTGTCACTCATCTCTCAAGCATTAAGTCTCAATCTGTCGCATGAGTCCTTTCGCTTTCAAGTCCCATAGTATCATCAGTGATCTATGGTCTGGAGTCTACTTTAACAGAGTGTCTGACCTCTGTGATAGTCTTGCGGCTCACTCCTTGATGCCACCGCTGCACTGTGCTATCATCCCCTAGTAGTGCTTAATTCTTATGCCCTAGCGTATTCGCACCGCCAACAAAAGAATGTCCCCAAGAGCCATGCACCAGACTCAAGGGGACTTCAAAACTTTCAAACCAAATTAAAAACCTATGTATGTGATGCATGTAACAAATATACATGCAAAAATGTTACAGACTATAGTTGTTGAAAAGTTATAAAACAAAACAGCCCACCGTTGTGAGCTGCAATGAAATCAAAACTAAAAACTATAAAGGATAGATAGCTATCCATTAGTATATCTCACTCCTTCTTTTTTCTACTCCTTTTTATTCTTGCAGGAATATCTGAGGGGTTATCAATGACTACAGTACCATTATGCATATCTTGCAAAAGCTGATCTAGTGTAGTGAATATCTGACTACCACATGAACTGCAGGAGAATCCTCGGAAGTTCGGGTCCTCAGCCTGAAAGATTTCATTCAGCATGTCTCTGTCCTCTTTCACTATGAACTTTTGCTTAGTAGCTCTCTCAGCTATATCTTTGAGGATAGACAGTTGTTTCTTGCTGAAGATAGTAGGCCACTTCCCTGCTGGACAATCAAAATGCTTGAGTGATGCCTTTGCTCTGAGATGGCATCCACATGGCTTGAAGGTCACTCCATCAATGGTCACAAGGTCTTGAAAGAGGTCCATGAACGTTCCACATGAGCTGCTTTTAGCTACATAGACAGGACATGCCATGCAGATGTCTAGTCTTTCTTTTCTTTGCTGTGCTGTTGTAAATAACATATATGATCTATTAGTAATTGCTTAGCTGTATTGACTGCCCTGAATACATAGGTCAGAGGTATATCAGTGGCATCACTGATCTCTTTATACTTAAATCCCATGAGATATAGCTCCAGTGCTTTGCTCTCAAATTCAGGCAATCTGCTGATGATGATGTCAATATTCTCCCTGTTGACAAAAGATGCAATGTCAGGCACCTTTGTCAGTAAGGCATCCTCAGTGATCTCACTCATGTCATTGGTAAACTTGCGATGAGTGTAGTAGAATCTACTTGTAGAGCTGTTAGCTGCTAACCTCAATGAGCAGTCCATGTATGCTTTGAACTTTCCTCTCTTGATAATATCATCAATGAAGTCAGCCTCTCTTTCGTATAGTCTAGCAATGGTGTCATGGAGGAGGTCATAGGGATCAAAGCTCTTGCCTTTAGATAGAATCTTAGCCAGTGCTAAGAAATCTTTGTAGTGCAGTTCTATGGCCTTATTCAACTCTCTCATTCATGTAGGTAATGATCTCAAGTATGCATGCATCAAGGCCCTTGCATATCACAGCTCTGTAGCCCCTCTTATTCAGCTCATCCCTCCAAGCTTTCTGCTCAGGTGATGCCTGACCCTTGCTTGTCTTAATCTCAATGAATAAGCCATGATGGAGCTGTGTGGGATGCATGATCTGTAAGTCAGGGAATCCTTTCTTATAGCCAGTGCGTTTCATCTTGATAGCTTGTCTCATGCTAGTCCTCATCCCTCCGGCACTGGCACAATACAAGGTGCCTGGATAGGTCCTATCTATAAACTTGACTACTGCCTCTTGAATGTCTGACTCTAGCATGACATCAAAGGTACTACTCTTTTGCTATGTTAATAACTATGTTAATAAAAGAATTGATATTTTTTTCGTCTATATTCAAAAGTATTCATATCTTTGCTGAAATCAAAAACAAAAAAACTATGTATCAAGTAATCTACAGAGAGGGTGTCAACACAAGTATGATTGAACTACCAACAAAAGCAATGGCTAACAATCATGTCAATGAGAAAGCCAGTGAGCTCAACCTAATGCTAACTGGCTATGATGCTGATGGCTTTGCCTGGGCATGTGATGATGAGGTCCGTCCATCACAAGAGATCTACATTTTTGAAATCACCGAAAACATCTAAGCCATGAGAAACAATAGAAAATCATGGAAGCTAGAGCTCACTAATGCTGAGCTTACTATCCTACAAATAGCATTGCAAAAGTTCGCATCAAAATATGAAGGTGAGGTATTTACCAAAGAGGAGCTTGCAAGCACTCATGAGGAACTATTTGCGTACAAGTATATCCCTGAGTACCCAAATTTAGAAATCTTAAATAATCAAGAGATATGAAAGTCAACCTAACCTACCCCAAAAAGTACATCTGTGTACAGTCTGCAAGCTATCCAACAGAAAAGCTAGACTACAATCAGATAGCCCAGCATATTGCAGCAGGGACTAAGAGAACTCCCTTAGAAAGAATGGA